AACTCCCAAGCTTTGCAAGGTGTTTGGTATCTGCCTTTAATGTAAGCAAGAGTCCAATCAACCTGCTTGAAACCGTCAAGTGTCTTGTACTTAACGTTCCTCATTTGGCCTAATCCGTAATGACTTCCGTTCTTTGCTGAAACTGACCAATTGCTTTCCTTTGTAATTAGCTTATGAAAGCACTGATATTGGCTGTCTATTAGGATTTTACTATGTGCGTATAGCTTCAATGCGTCCCGGTAATCGACGCCGTAGGCAGAGCTGTGGCCTTGTATTGCGCTGAGGATTACTGATAACAGCAACGTTTTTTTTATTTTTCTTTTAACTCTGCTACTGAAAGAGTCATAATCATTCTGTCTGGAAGTCATAAAATCTCCTCCGACTTGTATGCTCCAGCGTACACCACCAAGTCAAGCAGGCCAGAGTTATCCACAGGTTTTGAGCATAGGCTTGGGCGTGTTGTCCACAGGTTATCCACAGGGCTATTCATCACGTACCAAAGCTTCATCTACGATCTTGACTCCAAATGTGCCACAGCCTGAGCACTGGCTGAACCACTCATGAAGCGTTAGCTCTGATCCTTTAGATAACAAATGCAATCGTCTGCCGTCACCGTAAAGAGCTGAGCATATCGAGCAATCAAATGTGAGTTGACGCATAACTACTCCTAACTAGATCACCGATTGGCGCCAAGTGTTCCTGATTGACCCACCAGCTCTCTTGTGTGCCATTTTTAAAATGCTTTTGCATAGCGTCTTTTACAGGCAGCCAACCAACAATGTAATACTCAGGCGATCGACCAACGACAAGAATGGCAATGTCTTGCACACGTTCATTTGGATAAACAATTAACGATCCATTTATGTAGCTAGTCCATTTGACCTCAAGGCCTTTGCCTACGTCAGCCTCTCGCTTGCCCTTTGAGACGTTTATGTCGTAATCAAGACCAAAGTATCGGGCAACCACCATTTCAGCGCCAAGACTTTCGGCGTATTCTGTAACGCGTTCATGGTTATTTAACTTTTTGTTATAGCGCTGGATTGTGCTCAAATCATCTAGAGAAAACACGACTTGAGTTGCTCGATTGTGGATTGCCCATTCCTCGGCCTCTGTAATTTTCATTTTAATGTTCACTTTTGACACGCCAAGCAAATCCATAACATGCCTTGATCATCACGTCCGCCTAGCTTTGAGGCATAGTGTTGGCCTTTGTCGCACCATTCGATTGCCGGCGGCGTGACCTCATCACGCAGCTCTGATCCGTCCTTGTCGATACGCAAGCGCTTGCCTGTTTTTATGTCAATGATCTCAAAGTCGCCCATGGCTACACCTGTGGCTTCCACTGGCCGTCAGAGCCCAGTACGAACCAACGCGGCGAGCATTGCTTAGCCTTGATCTTTTCAACGCACATGTAACCGCCCCAAGCCTTTCCAGCCTTATCGCCAGAGCGCCAAATCATGTGTCCATGTGGGCAGATTGGCGCAGCTGCTATTTGTACGCCACCTAGCTGTGATTTGATCTCCTCGATCGCGTAAGCCGCCGGGACTATATCCTCACTAATTGGCGTAGCCCAGAGATCGACGTCCTGCGCGCTTTCCTTGACCATTTGTACGTCAATGTTTTCAGCCTGACGCATATTCTCCTGAGTCGGCCTTGTATCTGTACCTAAGACCAGCCCGGCGCAGCGTCCGATTGCAGAAGTTACTGTGTCCTCGACAAACCATTTTTTCATGTTGACGTTATATGTAGCTACATTGCCGAATGCGTAGTCGATACCAGCTGGCTGCTCGTCCTCGTATTTTTTATATATTCGGCATTCAACCAAGATGTAGCCAGACTTAATATCTACGTCAATAATTGAGGTGTGGATTTTGCCCGTTGGATAGGTCGCCCAGAAGCGTTTGATTCGCTCGGCAACGCCTTCATAATTCTCTAAGAAGCTCATGATTTTCTCGCAAATCTGCTACCTGCAATTTTGCCCCGAACGTATCCGACGCGGTTGCCTTCTTTGAGTCCGACTGTGTAACCAACCACAAATCCTGCAAAGACTCCTAGCAGTAGCCACATGGCCACTTCTCCTATTGTGTACATTTTGCTCCCGTTTCAGGAAGCTACTGCACTTCGCTCCCTGTTAAAAGAATGAAGCAAATGTCTGACAAGGTCAAGGATTAGGCGTAGTTTTGGGCGTGTCGCTAGGTGTTTTGTCCTTTAGCCCGTTAGAGGCAAGTACGCCGCCAAGTGATCCAGTCAAGAAAATGGCCAGCGTTTTAAGTAGGTCAATAAAAGCTGCGTCATTTGGAGCTTGAGCCGATACCGGCTGAGTAACAAAAATTAAAGCATAGGTAATCCCTAGCGTTACGATCAAGAAAACAATTGAAAGAGTCATGCCAATAAACAAAATTAAACGGGCTTTGATCTCCTCTGGAGACAAACGCTTTTGATATCTACGGTGATTTTGGTTGTGGTTTAACAATGTCTCCAAGTAAGTCCTCTGTGCAGACGCCTTGCGCTTCGCACCTTGGTCGCTGACATTCATCATTTTCCCAATTTTCGAACTCTTGGCATGGATAGCGCGTATAGCCCTGATAACCACAAGCAGACAGCGCCAGCAAAAGGCACAATGCCAGCGCTGCCGCTTGCAATTTTAAGATCACTTACGGCCATAAACCGTATCTTTAGGATTTAGCCAACGCATAAGTACCGGCACGACAGCTGCAAGACCAGCGGACAAAATCGCTTTAGGATCTGTCACACCTGCCATATAGACTGCAAGACTTGCCGCTACAAATGATCGAGCATAGCTCGCCAGCATAGGTTTTAACTCTTTCATTTTTTCTCCTTGACAGCCGTTTTCGGCAGCTGTACTACAGGAAATTCTCCAGTATATTCTGTAAATTTTGGCCTACCGAAACCAACAATTTCTTTGCCTAAGAAGCGCTGTTTGATCATGACCATTCCGCCATTGCGCTGATCGCCAGTGCCAGAGGTATTGCCCTCAACGCAAAAGACACTTATTTTGCCAACCTTGACCACTATCCCAATGTGGCTTATTCGATCGACGCCGTCATGCGGAAAGTCCATGAAGCATAGATCGCCCAGCTTTGGAACTGTGTGCCAGCGTCCAAGATTTTTCATTCGTTCAGCGCCGGCAGCTGTACTTACCATATTAGAAATCTTGACGCCAGCTTCATTTGCACACCAATTTACAAAAGAGCCGCACCAAGGCAGCCCGTCGGCCTTTGTAAATTTACCATATTTGGTTAGGTTGTTGCCTGTTTCGACTGTACCAACCTCAGCCAGTGCAACCTCGATCAAAGCTGCGGCTGTGTCTTTAGGATAATTCAATTGTGTGCTCCGAGTTTGTACATTCCCAACGTTTTAAATCATTGAGTAATAATTCATCATGACCGCACTCAGGCATTGGCGCAATAAAAGCGTCGTCAATTGGATCATAGGTATAACCGATACCGGCATAGTTATATCTTATATTGTTGTTATAACTTGTGCGTTTACAGACTTGGCCTCTGACTTCTGAATAGGCTTGTTCCCAATCGGTTATGCCGTCAACCACTTCCCATTCATCGCGCCCAGGAATTACCTCAGTAACAATGTTATTTTCATCAAGGAATGCATAGTGAGCCATTAGAAAGTCACCGTTCCTGTTCCTGCTGTGAAACGATAAACTCGATAACCGCTTCGAGTTGGTTGATCATAAACAAGTGTTCCGCCAATAGTTGTTAATTCTGCAAATGTGTCAGGATAGGCAATAATGACCACGCCTGAGCCGCCTGCACCGCCGACACCGTTCCAACCAGCGCCACCGGTGCCGTCTTGGGCGCCGCCGCCTGAGCCTGTATTAACGGTTCCTGGATTTGATGCAGTATTTGTTTTATTACCAGCACCGCCGCCACCTGCGCCACCGCTTGCGCTTGTGCCAGTTCCTGTTCCACCACCGCCGCCTGCTCTTGTGATTGAAGTTCCAGTAATTGACGATGCGCTTCCTGCGCCGCCCGCGCCACCTGCACCAGAACCAGCAGCACCGCCGACTGCATTAGCACCACCACCGCCGCCACCGTTTGCATAAGTCGCTGAGTCGGTTGCGCCAACGCCGCCGTTATTACCTTGACCCGATGGGCTTGCTGATCCTGCGGTTGCGCCTGTACTGTTACCGCCGCCACCACCGCCTGAGCCGCCGTTAGCACCTGTAACTCCTGTAGCTCCTGCACCGCCGCCACCACCGCCCGTTGCAATAATTGCTCCTAATTCTGAATTACTGCCAACGCTGCCTCTGGCAGTTGAGTTAGCAGCATTTGCTCCACCTGCGCCACCTGCCCCAACGGTTACGGTGATGGTTGAACCTACTGACAATCCTGTAGATGTTTTATA